CTTTAATGCGTCCTCATGGGTTAGCTGTACCCTTCCGCCGTCTTTGTATTGTTTGGCATATTCTTTGTAATCTTCCAGAGCCTTGGCGTACTCGCTTCTGGTTTGCATTGTGCTGTGAAATCTGACACGTTGCTTTGCATACTCGTATAATTTCCTAGCCCTGTTTACGTCGTCTTCTGATATTTCCTGCTTAATCTCAGCGGTAGAAAGTGAGCGTGTAAGTCTTTGGGCTTCTTTTAAATATTCGATCTGCTTTTTGTACCCTTCACCACCAGCTTTCCCAGCCTGTTCAGCAAGGCGTTGCAGTTCTTTTATTTCTCGCGCTTGGTCAGTATATGCTTGCGCGTCTGTCATCCCCTCACGGCCTAGGTCTCTAAGTTCTGCTGTTAAAGATTTCTGATCTTCGTAGATTTCCTGATTTAACGCTTTGATATCTTTTGCCATATCAGCGACGACTTTTACAACGCCTTTGCCGTATGCTTTCCAATCTGCAAGCGACTTGCTGTAGTCAGTATCTAACAGTGCATCATTTACTTTTTTAACCTCTTTCGCAGGTTTATCACCATCAAGCCCGTTTACGAGAACATCAAAAGCTTTCTTGGTCTTGGCACCAAAGTCTTTCATTGACGCTGTAGCTGCCTCAACCGCTACCTCTAGCTCATATACTGCGTTTTCTGTAATGCCCAACGTGTCTGAGATATACGCCATTGGCTTCCATGCTTGAGCAAGCAAAGCAATAAACCCTGCGATGACAGTCTCAGCAGCATAAAACACTGTACCAACAGCCCCACCGAACCGTATCAACCCTTCCATTACATTCCCGACAAAATCCAAGATTGCATCTTTGTTTTTCAAGATAGCCTTTGCGAAAGCAGAGATATTCTCTGCTATACTATCTGTCGCGCCCTCTGCTGTATTTGCGTCAGCGACTAATTTCCCAAAAGCATTTTTAAGCTCATTTACAGACCTGGCGACTGTTTTATCCATCTGGGCAAAATCAGCATCAACGGAATTCGCCATATCCCGCAAGGCTTTTCTGACAACCTCTGTTGTAATTTTCTGATCCGCTGAAAGTTTTTTTAACTCACCCCTAGCAACGCCCATAGATTCCGCAAGCTTGGTCATAAAATAACCGTTTGCCTCATTCATGGCACGGAATTCATCACCGGCAACTACCCCAGCTCCCATGGATTGTGTAAATTGAAGCATGAAACTTCCGGCTTCTGCAGCAGACGCACCCGCTACAATTAGTGATTTATTTACGGTTTCGTTGACACTTAGATATTCTTTGGTAGAAATACCGATGCCTTTTGTGGCGAGTGCTAATTTTCCAAAGGATTGAGCGTTGTCGATGTAAACAGTACCTGTTTCCTGAGATACTTTTAATAACTCAGCTTGGACAAAGGCTAGTTCTTCGGTGGAAGTGGTTACAAGTTTAAGTTTGGAATCAATGTTTGTGTAGGCGTCTGCAATTTTGATTAACTGCGTAACGCCGAAAGCAACGGCGGCACTTGTCATTGCCCCGGCAAAGAGCTTTGCAGAGGATGACAACCCTTTCATAGACTTGTTGAGCTTGCCAGTCTCCCTGGTGGTCTTCTTCACCTTCTTATCGACACCATCGAAAGACTTTTCAAGGAGCTTGACGCTTTTGATTGCGTCCTTGGTTTTAAGTTCAATTACGAGCTGTGCCATTACTTCTCCTCTGCTTTCTTTCTGATTGCGTCCACAACCAAACTGCTAAATATTCTTACTTGCCTACTTGCCCAAAGTTTGTCTTCTTCGTCTATGTCTATCCTGTCCATAATCCAAGCTATTGCCAAGATATTAAGGTCTACAACACCACTTGGCCCGGTTATGTATTGCCCGTCACACTCTTGGTAAAGTCTATAAATGCCCTGGTTATAATCATGCGGTTCAGGGTAACAAGCAAGGCATGGAGGGTTGTTGTCGTATAATTCACGACACGTTCCACATTTATGCCTTACTGTTCCGTGCCAAATCGCTAGGGCTTTCAGTTTACCAGTGCTTTCTCGGTCTCTGCTTCAACTTCACCAGCAAGCTCTTCGCGGCACTTGTCAATCCATGCGTAGAAGTCTGTTTTCTCTTCACCTACAACAATGCTAAATTCTGCACTCTTGGAAACATTTAAAGGCGTAAATTTAAGCTCCTTCCCTGATTCGTCGAAGAAACTACCCCAGCCAACTAAACAGGCTTTTACCAGTTCTGTCTTTTGAGCATAGCCATTAACCTCGACCACAATGTCATCACCTACTAGCTTTGTTTCGCTTGTCCGTGACTTAATCTCTTCCACAACATTATCCTTTAAATGGACAATATTAATATAAGAGCCGTCCGGGTCGTTTGGTACTTCAAATCGCTTTGTTTTCTTACTTGTCAATCTCATTTCAGTGTCCTTGGTGGAGTTAAAATTCCCCGTCCCCTAAATTCCCACCAAGGAAACTCAGGTTCAGGGGTAAAAGTATTAATCGCAGGTTGTGCTCCATTCGGTATCAGCAACCATTGGAGTTGCGCCGTGTAGCTTTGTGGCTGTTGCGCCTGAGAAGTCGCCAATATCTGCAACATCACCAACAGCATCAGTGAACACAATCGCACCAGCCGCAACGGATGTAATCTTTACATATTTAGGAACCATGCTGTCTGCGTCGTCAAGGATGCAAGTGTCGCCCACCTCGAAACCGTTAGTGACAAAGCCACTTGCTGAATCGGACAGTGTACGGGTTGAAGCCACATAGCTCAGGGTTGTACCGTCTGCTCCAGTATGGGCAATGAACAGTGCAAACGCACCAGCAGGAGAATAAGACAGGGAGCCTGTCCATAAACCGTTGGGTGAGTCAACGCTAGGGTCTCCAAACGTTCCAACACGAAGACCTGAAGCTGTATCACTGATAAGGTCAGGTGCTGAGAAGTCGCAGCCAGTTTTAACGTACAATCTAATATCTGTAATGTTGGTTGCGTTCAATGCAGCTTGCTGGAACACTTCAAGAGAAGGGTCGCCGGGGATGAAGTTGTATTCAATGGAAGTTACTTCATACTCACCACCAGAGAAGACCTTGGTTGCAATCTTCTTACCCATTTCTGAGACTGTAATCTCGGACATTGTAAATCCAAGACAAAGACCCATGCCCTGCAAACCACGTACGGTCATTTCTGTTGCTTCCGTTGGGTTCAGGACAATCGCGCTGTTTTGGGCAACCACGAAAGATACGGACGTTGATTTTGTAGCCATTTTATTTCTCCATATTATTAATTAGCAAAGGGCTTCATTTTGCCCGTAGAATACTGAATAAGGTGTTTGTAAAACTTGGTGAAAATACTCAGCGTCACCGACTGGCCCGACTGTGTGAAGCTCGGACTCACGAAAGGCAACGTCTGAAATCTGTTGTAATTCAATTAATGCTGCGAGTTCATCTGCTAAAACCCGGCTTCTGTTTGTGCCATTATCGAGTGGGGTGTAAATATCAATCAGTAGCACACCATCCTTTCTGACAACATCACCGCCTAACTCCATTTGCTGTGAGTCTGTGGCGGCATCTCTAACAGCTATAAATTCGTCTGCATCTTCTGGGACTCCGACATTTTCAAAGACAATCGGCACGGTGGTAAAATTAGAATCAAGGTACATCTCTATTGTTCGACGGGTGGATGTAAAGTCGATCATTTGATTAACCTCAGTCTGTGTCTTAATCCTGCTTTCATTCTTGTTTTTGCTCTAATTGTGTCACCGTATCTAGCATCAACATCTTGGGCATATTCGACATTATTAGAAAGGATTATTGACTTGTTTCTCATAATATTGAATAAAATTCTTTGCTTCCCTTTCATCCCATAAAGGTCAACGCCTCTCTGGTGTCCTGCTGGTCGTTTCTTCTTTGCCGGGACTGAATTGTCGGGCGCGTCTTTTGAAATATTCCATGCCGCCCTATATCTACCAGTATCAACCGCGCTTCGTGATGTCACAAAGCTATGCGCATCAACAAGAGTGTTTGACATTGCTCTGTTTAAGTCGTCCTTGATTGCGTCCAGTTCCACACCTATCTCTTTGATAAAAGTTGAACTCATAACGGTTTACGCTGGATATGGATAAAGTAAGCTGCTTCGTATTGGTCAACTATTACTGCAACAATCTTGTGTTGTGACCCTGACTGCTTTTGGATCAAGTCACCGTTGTCTGGTGTGACTGCGATATCATCACCAGCAATAATACATAGTTGGTGCTCTTTTTCGTAAACACCATCTCCTGTGGTTTCGATCTCATCAAATACCATCAGTGTTGTATAGTCTGTATAGGCTGGTGTTCTACCGCCTGTGTCTGCACTATAAGTGTCACCTGTTAAGTGCTTTAGCGTAGCTGTCCCTAGTTCCTCGCTGAACTCTGCAACAAGCTCCTGGGCAAGTTCGCTGAAATCAACGCCGTGGCTAGACACGAATTAACCGTCCTGCTAATGAGGTACAATACAAAGACATCAAGCTATTAATAGACTCAAGTGGATCGCCAGAAGTAGAACCACCCTCTGCCCACTTGGTTGTTTTTAACAATGTTCCCAACTTCTTTGTCTCCTCTGTGATATTCCCGTGTTTTACAGTAGTAGCGACAGGGGCACTTAAAACGCCAATGCGGTCAGCATCAGCGTAATAAGAGCAACACCTCTTGAGGTCATCATCGAGAGTAGAAGTGTCGTCCCATTCAACATCAGTACAAGCCCAGTTAGCTTGCATATAAACCGAGGCGTTGAAGATATGAGCCGTCTTGATTGGGTCAGCTAATGCAACCCAATCAGAAGAAAGCGCGTTATACGTATCAGATTCTGATATTGTTATGAGATTAGTTACAGCCATCAGAAACTCGCCACACTTGCGCGAACCCAGTTAGCGTCTGCGATTGTATTTACTGCAACACAGTAGTACAAATAGCTTGCATCCATGAGACACTCACCAGAAACACCAACAGTTCCATCTACACCAGCAGTTTCCGTGCCTAATGTAACAGCATCAAGAATGTTGTCATTATGGGTAAAGGTTTCCGTAGTTGCAATCAAGTCACCAGCAACGCCACCGACTAAAGCCGTGATGACAATGCCGTCACCAGTAAAAGCCGCAGGGACAGAGGCCGAAGCATTTGCAGTGTTAAAAGTGTCACCGCCGTTGATTGCAAGTGGAATAGCAAGTTTAGTCGCTGCTTCACTAGCTCCAATGCCAATCTCACCTGCTGCTGTGGTTGCACCTGTTACAAATGTGTAAACAGTTGCCCCGATTGTCATTGTGTCGCCGTTTGTTACTGGCTCTGCAATAGTTAAAAGACCCTGGGAAGCAACACCGTTTACTGGCGTTCCCTCGGACGGGATCATTTTGTTTATATGTCGTGTGCCATTCTTACCGCTGGCAAGTCCTGTTAAATCCATTATTTAGTTTTCCTCTTCGTCTTGCGTTTAGTCTTTTTTGCAACTGGCTTCACAATCTTTGCCTCTACCGATTTCGGAACCTTTGATAGTCGGCATTCCATATTAAGAACATGGAGGGGTGGATTACCTTGATACTCTTCTTCTGCCATCTTATGTCACCTTATAAAATAGCCCACCTAGGCAGGAGTGCGTGAAAGGCGCAAACCTAGGTGGGCAGGGGGAAGATTAGTTGTTGTGGGTGAGGAACGCCATCCCGACGTTTTTACGGTCGCTGGCTACACGGTTCCAAGTGGCAGCGGCTGCAAGTTCAGCCCATGTCAGTGCTTCCGCATCAGCAGGGGTTCCAGTACAAGCAAAGCCTTGGGGGTGAATGATTGGGTTAATGCGGCTGTGGATAATATCCTCACCGCCACCATTACCAGACCCGGCAATGCGCTCCATTTCGGATGGTACTAACGCACGACCATTACCGAAACCAAACGCGCCTTGAGCAAACATCACGGTTGTATAAGATGAAGAGTTAGAACCAGCCACAACAGGGAGAGAATCGTCAACGGTTACAGTAAGGCCCAGATATGTTGCGATATTCACAACACCCACAGAATTAGGGATATAGTCAATCAGATTCTGCTTGAGTAGGTTATTGAAAGTTACGCTGTGCATCGCAATATTTGTGAACATCGCTTGATGATCTCCAGCGGTCTGCTTTGCGTCAAGGATAGCCTCTGCTGAAATAATATTTGCATCAGCAGGGGTGGCAATATCGGAATAAATATCGTTAACCATATCACCAGAGTCATTGGCAACGTTGTCAGCAAGAATACCAATAGTGGTTTGGATAAGACGTTTCTCTGTCTGGATAGCCCAGAACTTATTTACTTGTGAAGCAATGGCAGTAAGTGGGTCTGCAAGGGCAAGTTCACGGGCAAAGTCCATTGTAGACCATGAGTCATGTAACTTAGCAAGCCGCCAAGTCTGCAACCCTTTGGTCATATTTTTTGGAGTTGAAGTGTCTGTGTTGTCATCGTTGGTATGATTAGGCTCTGCCGCTGTGGAAATAGGGGTGTAGAACGGCATTTCACCAACCTTACCACCTTGGTTAGCCATTGTAGTGAGCAGTGGGTACTCGGTCATTACACCAGAGTTGATATAGGCATTAAGTTCGATAGCAGTCTCATTCGTGAGCTGATCGAAGGTGGTTGGTTCATAGACTTCTGAAAGTGTTACTGTAGCCATTGTATTTCTCCATTATTGTAAAAAGCATAAAAAAAGGCGCACCTAGAATTAACTAGATGCGCCTTAAGCGTAACGTTCTGACAGGCTTGGCCCTCAGAACTCATTTGGTTGTTTTGCAGCGATCAGCTTAGCCTTTCGCTTATGTAAGTACAAGTGTTACCATAAGGTAACGTGCTTGTCAATTATTTACTCTTAGCACCGTGAGCCTTTGTAATTGTATCAGCTTTCACCTTGTCCTCTGGTGTTCCTTTCCGCAAACTTCCCATCTTAGTGTTATTCAGGGAGCCGTCTGGATTGGTGTATTCACTCAGGTTGACACTACCACCGCCTGAACCCTGACCGCCACCACCTGAGTTAACCGGGTTAAAGAACACTTGTCCGGCATCTTCGCGCCATTCCTTTGCCCCTTCACTCATCGGTTTACCGTCAAATAAATAGCCGCCACCTTCTTTTGGTGTCACACGGTCTGCAATCTCACGTTTAGCCGATACAAGCAACCCGTCCTTAGTGGAGCCAAGGCCATTAATCAGCTCCGATACAGCGTTGTTTTTCAGAATCTTGGCATTCTCAGCAGTCAAATCAAGAATCTTTTGGTCTGCTTCTGTTTGGCGTAACTTACGGGTCTTGTCTTCTGACTCAAGACGCTCAGCGTCTGTCAGGTTCGATTCTTTGAGTTTGGCAAGTTCTTTTGAGTGGCCCTGCAGCAATTCAATATCAATACCCTCATTAGCCTTGATTGTGGTATTAGCTGCTTTCAGTTTACTCTCAAGCTCTTTCTTCTTATTCACAAGCCCTACGACTTCTGCATCAAACTCTTCTTTTGTATACACCTTATCTGCCATTTTATTTCTCCTTGGTGGTTTTATCTACACGGTGGCGACTGTTAAATAAGCCACCGTAATTGTTGTATTTATATTCTCGCATTATTGGCCTCACTACCAAGTCAAATGCTGCATACATTGTCATAGGTAGTGAGGTTATATGGAGAGGTGCGAACTCTTTTCTCTTCATTGTGAAATTCTAGACTCCCACAATGCGTACCATGTTCTTATTTATACTTCATTTCCAAATCTTTCACTGTTATATACTTCCCGTTCTGTGTATACATTTTACTGAAAGTAATCTTTCCGCTTCGCAGGAGGGCTGTTCTTTTTTTACCAATTACAGACTCCTGGAACTCTTTGCTCTGTGTCTTGAGCCACGAGCCATAGTCAGTGTATGGGATAATCTTTGTTTTGCCGTCTAGCCCCCGGGATGACGTTTCAAGCCCTTTTTTAAACTCTGCTGGCGTCATGTCGCTTGGAACTCCAAGCCGTACACTCCGTCAGGATACGTGGATTCCAGGCATAGGGCCATGTCCAACCTTGTGCTTGCTCCCGTCTAGCCGTCTACACTCTGTAGTTGTCCTACTATCAAGTGTTGCTTTGTATATTTCCCACTCAACATCAGTCTGGCTAATAACATCAGCACGGGCAACATTAGACGCACTCAAAACCGTAGTCCGTGCAACTGCTAAAGCTGAGTTTTTATCTGTGCCTGTGAGCTGTCGCAACTTGCTTACTGTCTTTGTAATCGACCAGCCCTGTTGATAAGCGAGTCGTGGGATAGCTTTTACTCGTTGGCTTGATGTGTTTATGTATTTGCTCCAGAACTCATCTACAGATATTGATTGCTCTTGCAAAATATGATCCCATGCTTTCGTAATCAACCGCTTCTCGTTTAATACCTTGGCCTTTACAGCCTCACCAGCTAAAGCAAGACCCGCGCTCTCAGCACCGTAACCAGCTACGGCCCCTGTCTCGATTGCTTTGTTTATTGCAATGGTTTGATCTGCGTTGACGTTCTGGAGGATCTCGGTAAATTCACGCTCGATTGCTGCAACGTTCTTTAGAGTTGAAGTATCACCAGTGGCAACCTCAGCAGCAAGACGTTTAAACCTGTCGTTTAGTATCTTGCCAAGATCGTGACCAACACTTTTGGAGAAAGACTCTAATCTTGTTACAAGTCTGAGTATTTTGTTTTCGTAAGCATCAACGGTCATTCATTATCTCTCAGTAAATAAGAAAGGAACATAGCGTTAGCAGATACATGGGCAATATGTGGTAGGTTCGAGTCTGGGTCAATAAGTTCGCCTTTCTTGATTGCATTTAGGTGTCTTCGTATTGCCCCGTGATAGCGAGCAGTAGCGTTTGGTACTGTTGCCCATGTTCCCTCACCGTACTGTAACGCTCCGTGAGTCATTACCTTTGCTAAATCTTCCTCAAAAATAGGATCAATTAGGTCAAACCTTGCCTTACCCTCGTCGTGTTTGGCTTGGTGGTAGTTCTTTTCAACCCGTTTCAAGTCGTTCTGGCAAACACATCCATACTCATATAGATATTCTTTGTGGCATTTGTCGCATATTCCCTTTGCTCTAACATCCTCATTCATCATTCGTCACCTTGCATTCCAGGCGGTGTTGACGTCTCAATATCAGCTTGCTCTTCTTCCGCGCTCTTATGTGGGTTAGCAATCTCACCTTGCTGTAAATTTAGCCACATCGTTTCATAGCTGATCGCGCCATCAAACCATGACTGCCTAATCTCACGTATCATTTCTGGAGCCATCTGCTTGCTGATAAAGTCGGTATTCAACTCAACAACAGCACCAACAGGCTTTCCAAGCCAATCACAAGCCCACCCAAGTATTTTTGTAAACTCAACAGATAGCATTTTAACTGTCCCAGCAAGGCTTGCTGTTTGATTCCCCGAGTCTGTTGAAACCTGTGTTGCTGTTTTTCCACCAATATCTTCAATGACCATATTTACAGCCAAGACGCTCATCTGTTCTTCCCAAGCTTTTAACTGCGCCGGGATTGGCAATATTGTACCGTCGATCTGTGCAAACTCAACCTTACCATTTGCATCTGGAATATTATGAGAAGTTCCGAAACCGACCTTCTTTATCTCTTCGTCAGCACCAGCAGACCATAAAAGAGGGTTAGCTGCATACCGAAGGAACCCTGCATAATCTGTTGAAGTTTGGTAGTGGTGTAGGTTCAAATCTAATATTTCGGTCAGAAAAGGCGGTTTAACAGCAACACCACCGTGGATCACGAAAGGGATATTCTTTATTTTTTTGTTATTCATCAACGGAAATATTTCAGTATCGCCTGACTTGTTTTGCTTAATGCTCCCATTTGCATCAAATAAACGGACACGATACGCACCATCAAGTATGTCTAAAACTCTATATTGGTTCTCGGTTTCAGTGTTAAACTCATCTTCTGTATTTGTGCCTACCTGCTCGACTAACACGACCATTGACAACTGTTTTGCACCGTCAATAACCTCCTCACGCCAATTTATAATAGCCTCGGCACTGTAGAAAAGAAACTGTGGGTCTTTGGCTGTTAATCCTTCTTTTAAATCTATGAGCGTTCCACACCTTCCAGTCGTAAAGAACTCCCCAACCGTGTCATAGACATATTGAGAAAGGGTATCACCGCTTCCTGTAACGTTTGTTAAATAATCGGTAACGCTGTCAGACTCTGAAACATTAATCTCCTTACGCGTTACCATACCACGGTATGTTGATATGGTTTTCTTAAAGAACATCGCAACGGAGCCGCGCTCTTTATATGCAGCATATTCGTCATCTGTTTGGCCTGTTAAGCGAGATACGTACAACTCCCCTCCGGCATGTACATCTTTCTCCGACTTTGCAAATGCCCTTGCTTTTGCCCATTCTGCTAAACTCGCTGAATATTGTGAATGCTGATTTGTTACGGACATATTAAAAACCCATGACTTTTGAGGTTGTGATTTTATTTTTACGGATCGGGAATAAAAAAGCGGGACAATATCCAGCACTATCCATTCTGTCATCTATCGAGGCAGGCGTAGCGAATTTCTCAGGCAACCCGGTTGTTTCAGAGAAAGCATGTTCTTCCATTGCGCTTGCAGAATTGGGGCATGTTGATTCGTTTATAAAATATCGGTTATTATAAAGCAACCTTTGAACAGAGTTTATCCGGTCTGTAATTCGAGGATTTGTTTTGTTGGCCCTTACTTGAAACCCTGCTCCTCGCAGAATAGCAATGTCCGAAATTGACGCATTTGAATTGTTCTTGTTACCTGTTGCATCTGGATAAAATACACACCTGTTGTCCTTGTACTTACCTTTCACAAAATCAACAACCTGTTCAGTGTCTTGTGCTGCGAACTCATCAACCATAAGCAAGGTATCGTCGTTCTTGACGTAAACAGCGCCACACGAGCCGCCATAGTTAAAGTCCTGGCCTATATGCAGCACATCGCCTTTCATCACAGTTCTATCAGTGTTGTGCTTATCTCTGTCGTAATAAGAATAAACAGACCCCGTGGTGATATTTGTCCAGATTCCTTCGAGATATGCTTTTTGTTGTTGCGGGGTGTATGAATCCTCTAAGTTCTCAATAAAAGAGTCGTCGAGTGTCCAGTTAGAACGCGTTGGAGCTGTAACGTATTTATACCCTTTACCGGGATTTTTCTTCCATCGTTGGTATGTGAATTTATACGACTCTGGCGTTGAATAAGCCGAAACCATATTGAAATGTTTTTTATGGTCGGGATGCTTCTGCCGATTACGTGCTATGATTCTGTCCCACGCCTCTTGCCCTTTCTTCGCCGTGTTCATCAGATCAGCTTCGTCAACATGAGAACGATAAACTTCATATGCAACAATACGGGCAGGGTTGTCCATTGACCGCATTATAAGCTGTCTATTGCCTGCAAGATTAATTATGTGTGCTTGTTTGTTGTGTGTGTATGGGATACCCATGCTTTCAAGAAGCGCAACCATAGCAGGGACTAGATTTAAAGACAGAAGGTCATGTGTTGGAGCGTAAACTCCGATCTTGCAGCCTGTGAATAAAAGAACATCACGAATGGCATTAAAGACAAGAACAGTTGACTTGCCTGCGCCATACCCCGCTACGAAAAGCGGAAATGGAACAAGTGCATCATCCATCCGCACCATCTCCCCTTGCTGATAAGATAGTTCTAGGTCAATATCCATCAGTCTACTTTATCCCGTACAGTGATGTTGACGTTGAATGTTTCGTCCTTGTCGCGTGGCTCTTCTGGTTTGTCTAACTGCCCAAGATGTTGCTTTCCAAGCCATATCATCATTGGGACGTTTCCATCGTCAACAGCAGATTGGAATTGCCTCCGTCTAAGTGATGCTTTACCATCTGCGGAGTGCCTTTTAAAATACTCCGAAAATCCACCTTTTTTATCACGTTTTAACACAGAGTTAAGTGTGTCGTAATCAATATGTAAAATTGCTGCACATTCTTCACCTGTACAGTGTATTTTACACAATTCTTCAAGAATTTTATAATCTATTTCTTTCCGTGGACGTGGCATACAACCCCTTGGATAATTGCAAAACAGAATAATATCCTAAAATCAACCATTTGTCAAAACCTTAACGTATTTTCCATGATATCAAGCACAGTGATTGGTAATATGTGGAAAGTTTCCCATGTATTTACAATGTTCTATGGAAACGTCTTGCCAAGTTGGTTCGGGCAATTACCGCCGTTCATTTAAAACCCTATTAAGTCTTTCCGTGCCAATATCAAAATAGGTTTTGTCTTTCTCAATGCCTATAAATTCACGGTTCAAATTAAGACACGCCTCACCAGTGGTAAAGCTGCCAGCGCAAAAATCAAGAACATTGTCCCCTTCGTTTGTGTAGGTTTTTACAAGATACTCCATAAGGCCAATTGTCTTTTGGGTTGGGTGTAGTTTCCCTTTTTGTGAGGCGTTACTAGAAACGATTATATTCACAGGATTCTTGTGAGTATAAACCCTTTCTACTCCATCATTGTATTTTAGAGGGTTGCTGTCAGAGCTAGAATAGCATTTGCTTTTCTTGACCTTATCTCTTTTTATCATCTGCGGGTAGTAATTAACTCGACCAGTTCCAAAGACAACAACGTCCTCAGTCCTCATCATTGGTCTGTATTTTGCCACCTGAAAACCAGTACCCCTAACTTTGTCCCAAACCCAGCAATATTTAAACATATTCATATTGCTTGATATTAACGATGTGGTGAAAGGTTGGCTTGCTGTCATTACTATTGCGCCGTTAGGCTTAATAAGTCGTTTCAATTCAACCCACATTTTATCAAGATCAATAATACTATCCCACTTACAAGCCGTTGTCCCGTATGGCGGATCAGCAAGCACCATATCAATACTACCGTCTGGTATATTCTTCATTTCCTCAAGGCAATCGCCATTAATTAACTGCATTGGCAAGCCTCCGGCAACTTAATTAATGCCCGTTGAAAAGCCTGTTTCCATAGAACAAGTCGGTCAAGCAGACCCGCGAGAACGTGCGATTTATTGTGGTTTATCATAGTCTTTTACTCCGTTTTAGTTTCTAGTTTATTTGTGGGCGGGCAGCTTACCTCAAGCGTTAGCCTTTAAAATATAGCATCCAGGACTCGAACCTGAATCTTCCCCACCTTCACTTCACCAGTTTATCCTCCACCGAATCGAACGGCCTAGGTAGGTATGTTTTTGAACTCTGCACCTGCAATGAGTAGTACGCTATAAAAAAACAATTACAGTTCAATATTGTCTATAGCTCTGCAACCTTCACAATCACAAACAGCGTGTTGCTTGAGTTGTTCAAGTTTCTCTTGCAACTCTGCTGCTCTTCTGTTTGCCGAATTAACGCCTGAAATGAATCCCTTTTTATGAGCGTCAACAACAGAAGTCGCAGAGAACCCTTTATAATTCTTAATGTATAAATCTTCTGCAATTTGATCATTGTTATCATTCTTAGGGAGAAAGAAATTACAATGTTTTTTTTGTTTTCCCTCATCGCTAAATCTGCAAATCACAAAATTATTACATTCTTTTTCGCATTCCATTTTTACCTCCTCGCCATCATCGTGGCTAACAATACGCTAGAAATGACACCAAACTACGGCCACTCCTCGTATCATCCTCCAGTGTTTAATTTAATCTTACCAAACAGTTTATTCGTTTGGTGCATCTCATTCCGGGCGTTCTATGGAAACGTCTTGCCTAGTTGGTTCGGGCCAGCTCTATGTCATTTTAAAATAAAGATAACTGAGCTGTTTCCTTTTTAAATCGCTTTTGTGTTGCTTCAAAATAGTCCTTGTCAAGTTCACAACCAAAGAAGTCACAGCCAAAATAATGCGCTGCTATCGCGCTTGATCCGCTTCCAAGGTGGGTGTCTAAAATAGAATCACCTTTCTTTGCATAATTATGGAGAAGCCATTTGTACAAGGCAACAGGTTTTTGAGTGGGGTGTATCCGTTGCTCTTTGTTCTTCATGTTCCCCTGAATCATGCCATTCCAAGTAAACCTAAACATTCTTACAGCGGTTTTAAAACTGGTATACGCAAGCTCACAATCAGCAAAGTCATTTGCCCCATTGTCCTTGTCCCACACAATCCAGCAACTAGAACCAAGATTAATGCTTTGCATAAAGTGGTTAGCACCCCAAATTATTTGGTTCACACTAACCCGCTGCAGCTCTTTTATATATTCCGCTGTTGGTGGCTCTAAATCTTCACCGTGAAATGGTTTATAATCTTTTGCAACAGCAAGCTTTCCACGGCTCTTATTTGTTTTCCCACATTCGCCAATACCATACGGTGGATCAACAATAGCCAGATCAAAAGCATTATCGGCAGTGTTAGCCATAAGCTCCATACAGTCCATATTAAACAATTCAACCCCCATGATAAACCTCAAGGTCATAGGTACAACACTTAATTAATGCCCGTTGAAACTGCTGTTTCCATAGAACAAATCGGTCAAGCAGACCCGCGAGCACGCGCGATTTATTGGTGTTACTTTCAGTTATTTCCATTTTGGAAACTCCTTAGTTTATTTGTGGGCGGGCGGCTTACCTCAAGCGTTAGGTGTCCATCGTGTAGGCTTCATTTTGGAATTTACTACCAACAATATACAGTCCTGCAAGCAGATAAAACCCAAAAGTAGCCAGCACAAAGCCATAAATACAATCTACGACTAAGTTAAAATTCATATTCACGCTTGGGCCTTTATCTTGTAGCTTCTTTCTAGTTTCCTTGCTAAAAACTGCCAGCGAACACAAGAAGTGAATCCAAACAATAAACATGCTGTAATTCTCTGCGTATTCATTGCCGTTTGCCAGCCAAAAATAAGCAAGTATCCAAATAACTATATTGCCCAAAAACCACATAACAAGGCGTTTCACGCTGACCCCAAGGGGCGCACTTTTTTTGGTTTCAATAAAGTCTGTTTCATCCTCAAATCCTGTTTCCATAATTTACTCCTCATTCCCTTGGGGCAGGTGAACTAATGCGTTAGCTTACATTGTAGTTGTCATACATTGAAAATCTATAGAATGGCTCACCCATTTTGTTTTCTAACATAGTGCAAGTCCATTCATCCAAGCCAGATAGACTAAAATCCAGTCCATCGTCTACAAATGTTTCTATTCTCATATTTGGCTCAAAACAAGCATCTTCAAGTCTTCTGTACGCTTTTTCACTTACCAGACAACCAATTAGCCTTATCCTGCAAATAGCATCATCTCGATCTATACCAATGGTTGATTGTATTCCCATAATCCATACCTATAACCCAGCATAACAATCTTATAGAAATGACCCTAAACCCAATTCACTCCTTTCTGATCGCTTGCTTGTTTAATTTATCTTATCCTAAACTGCGTTGTTTAGGGCATCTCATTGCGGGCGTTACAATTAAGAACAATACCTGTTTCGCCCACACTTTCCAACTGGCGCGTCAACCGGAATCCCGTGCTTCATTCGGTATCTGTTTCTTGCCAAGTCGCGGTTATATTTTGCGTGCTTCTCACAATGCGATCCTGTTACTCTTGGTTCTCCACAGATCGAGCATTTACCGTCAGCCTTTTTCTTGCGTTGCCATTTTAATTGTCTGCTGATTTTCATTTTATACCTATCTGTAAGTTTTCACTACTTGTAACCAAAAACGGTTGCTCACCTACCAGTTCTAAAACATTTTTTGCCTTTTCCTTATCACCAATCAACAATGGAAGGTCGAAACTAAACCCTTGCCGCCTATTTGTTGCCTCGACAACACCAACTAGATACCCACCGCCACCATCAGTGTCTTTTTTCGTCTTATAAGCTTTATATCGAGCCTTAAAGTCATTTGAAATAAAGGGCCACTCGTCATCGTCTTTTCCTTCAAACGAAATCCAACCACCCATGTCACGAATTACTTTGTGAATAATTGGATCATCAAAACAAACAGACGAATAAACTCCGACCATTCGCAAAGCTTTGTCAAACTTTGTCCAGGCGATTGCCGAGGAGTCTGAAGATGTGCCAGTGATAAGTCTAATAAGATCATTAGGCTTTGGCTTCCCGTATGTTGGATCCGGGTTCTGCATGAATCGCTTTATAGACCCTGCTATTTGATTTATATCATATTCACCAAGAGCATCAAACCACATACCAAGCATGATCTTACTGAAATCAACTTCATAAACATCACCAAAAGCATACATCATTGCTGCAAATTCTTGTTTATGTGACTCGTCCATTTAACTATCCTCCGCAAATTCTCTGCAAGCCTGTTTATTGTTTTCGCTTCTTATTTGGGCAAAGGTTTTCTTATCACCATTAGGCTTATCATTTTTTTTAACCCATTCAGCCTCAAATCCGCGCCATCCCCTATTTGCCATTTTCTCAATACACTCAGCCACTGGCAAGCCTGATTTTTCAAACTGAGAAACAAGACCAGCCAAAGCCAATTTGGTAAGAGGTGCTTTCATTGCTTTTCTGTGAGAAAGAAGATCGTCAAATTCTTGTTCTGTGAAATTATCAGGCCGGATGGCCTTTGTTTTGTCCTTTCCTACTCCACTCCCTTCCACTCCTTTCCTTTCCTTTCCTTTCCTATAGCTTCCGGTTTGCTTAGGTTTTGCTTTCTTTTTGCTTCCGGTTTGCTTAGGTTTTGCTTTACTAGCTCCGCCCTTTTGTCCTGCCTTTGCTCTAAACTTACTTTGGTCAAGAACTGGCTTTATTGCTGTAAAGACAGCCTTTGCAACAATATTGTCATGGTCAAACTCAGGATCAATGTCACGAAGAGAATACATTATTACAGCATCAAAAAATATCCCCCTCTGCTCCACTGGCAAATCTTCAACAGCATCTAAATAGGAAGCAAAAAAAGTGAATTGCTTCCTATTCATTTTCTATCTCTTTTATGAGTTTAAGAATTGTGGTGTAAGATAGCCCAGTACACTCGGCACACTCTTTTTTAGTGGCGTTTTTATTCACAGAGAAAAATTCTTTTATCTTCCCCATGTTTTCAAGTTTAAGTTCGCTCATGTGATCGCCACGTCCGTCTTTTATTTCCATAATGTCCCTCTTGGTTTAAATTAATAATTGAATCATTACTTTCAATATACACGAGCAATAATAAAACGCAAGATAAAAATAAACAAATACATTGACAATACATTTCAGCGTGGTAAAAGTATAGACAGGAAAACAAAAAAGGAGACTCAATGAAAACAAAATACACGTTAATTACATCAGACTCATTCCACGCAGAAATAGACCAGGTAACAGCATTCGGTATTTCTATGCCCTGTCAGTTTGAGTGCAAGTTTACTACTGAATGGGATGTTGACGAGTTGATTATTCATCTCTATTCCGAGGATTGTAAATTCACAGTTAGCGACGACCATAATGTAATGGTTGGGGGAGCTTGGCACGACGCTTTATTTAAAGAGGTTGAGGAGAGTGTAAGAACGCTAATTTACAGATTTGGAATAACACCATTACCTGACGGAGATTAATGTGCTAACGCAAAAACGACTAAAAGAATTACTTAAATACGACCCTGAAACTGGCATTTTTACATGGTTGGTGGCCAACAGTCCCCGTGTCGAAGTTGGTGATGAGGCTGGTTGTCTAGACCCACATGGATATCGTCAGATCCGCGTAGACGGCAAGCAATACAGGGCACATCGGTTAGCCTTTCTCTACATTGAAGGCTACTTCCCAGAATATCAAGTGGATCACAAACACGGTGATAAAGACGATAATCGGTGGGAGAAGTTGCGACACGTGACTCAGAGCTGCAACATGCAGAATCAAAAGCTTAACAGCTGTAACACTTCGGGTTTTATCGGGGTTTCGTGGCATAGGGGCCATGGCAAGTATCGTACTCACATCATGATCGGCAGGAAGTATATCCACCTTGGCTACCACTCAGACACAATATCAGCTGCATTAGCAAGATGCTATTATGAGGCATGTTGCCCTGATTGGATTTGTAATCACCAAGGCGTTAACTTCGTAAAACTTAGGGGGTTAGGGTATAATGTGTAATCTAAACGCAACGTTAACAGACGACGGTTATCTAATCCATCATACTGTTGAGATGTATGAGTTTGATAGATTGTATTTTTATACGAAATTATCAAATAGAGCGTATCCACTTCCGATGAATCCAGTGTATTGGCGTAATAACGATATTTGTGAGATTGCCCGATGCGAGTCCCCGATACAGCGGAGGTTGGCAAAATGAAAGAAAAAACAGAAAAAAAGATACTCGAATGGTCATGCTGCTTGCTGTTCGTATTGACTGTTATTTTCATTGGCTATGTCTTCCTTGATGAATTGGGGGATTGGGAGCCTGATGCGGCTATGGACACCGAAACTTACTCGCAACAATTACAAGAACAAGAAAGGAGATGGTAGATGAAAGATTTAATAACAACAATTCCAGCAATACCAAAGGTTGTATTTTCGGTTGACCCGGTTAAAATACAGGCAATCAAAGACGAGTACCCACTTGTTGACATTCCAGTAGACCTAGGTGATAAAGACTCTTACGAGCTTGTTGTAAAGGCTATCCGTGTTTGTCGTGAGTCAAGAGGGGAGATCACCAAGGAACACAAAGAGTTTAAAAAGCCCTTCCTTGTTGCAGGGAAGACCTGCGATACTGCCAAGAATACAATGCTTGCAGATTTACAGGAGCATGAAAACGCCTGGAAGCAGGCAAAGACTGACTTTGACGACATTGAAAAGAAACGTCTGGAAGCAGAGGCCAAGGCCAAGCAGGAGGCCATTGACAAGACCACCACGAAAATTGCGTGGATCAACGCCTATTCATCACGGTTAATCGGTAAGCCGTCATCTGAGGTGTACGAAGCTATCGAACACCTGAAAGCTGACGATTGTGAATGGGCTGGTGACATGATCGAGTCTGCAAAGAATGTCATTGTTAATGTTGGGATGCAACTTGAGAATCTCCACAAGATGCAAGTTGAAAACGAAAATGCTGAGAGATTGGCAGAGGAAGAGCGAGTAGAGCGTGAAGCCAAAGATGAGTTGCTTGCAAAAGAACGTGCCATTGAGCAGAAGCGTATTGATGAAGAACGTGCTGAACTGAAAGAAGAAGCCGATAAGTTGCAAGCTGAAAAAGACACACTCCAAGCTGACAAGGATAAGATTGAACGTGAGAAGCGCGAAGCCGAAGAAGAACTTAAACGGCTGAAAGCTGAGAAGGTTGCAGAAGAGGAGCGTGTTGAGGCTGAGAAGTTAGCAGAGCAAGAACGGATCGAAGCAGAGAAAGCCGAAGAGAAACGCAAGTCCGAACAGGAGGCTCTTGAAAAGAAGGAGCGTATCAAAACCGAAAAGGCTGAAAAAGCACAGGTCAAGAAGCTTGCTAAAGAAGCAGGTAAAAGAGAGAAGGAAACTCTCGAGACTATTGTTGAAATTTTGCGAAGTGAAAAGCCTGCTGCTGTCCTGGCAAGTGAGATCCTTGGCAAGATTAAAGATGGAACTGTACCAAATTTGTTTTTTAAATAGTAAAGGAGATAAATAAACATGGACGCCAAAGACAAAACCAAAGGGTTGGAAAAACTACGCGAAGAGTTTGACCCAAAACTAATTGGGAAACTTCCAAAGCCTAGCAAAACCCAAACGGACACGGTTAAAAAGGATTTTAGAAAGGGTATCCGATGTGCAATCTGTGGAGGATGGCACCACCCTGACGTTGTGCATCTTGACTATGTTGGCCATGCAGCTGCAACGGACAGACTCCTTGACGCTGATCTCGATTGGTCGTGGGAGCCAATGGCACTAGATGATAACTCATTACCAAAGTTTGGGGCTGATGGTGGTCTTTGGATCAAGTTGACAGTGTGTGGAGTGACACGTCTTGGGTATGGCAGTGCCGATGGGAAGAAGGGTGGGAATGCCATTAAGGAGGCCATAGGTGACGCTATCCGCAACGCTGGTATGAGATTCGGCATAGCCCTTGATTTGTGGTGCAAAGAGGACTTGCATGGTGAGAATAATGATGACGGTGATAATGGTAAAGGCAATGAGCAGAACGGAGATTCCACGCCACCAGAGCAACCACCGAAGTTAACCAAAGCTGACTTTATTGAGAAAGTTGATGTTTTTGAAACCGCAGCCGCATTAACCGAGTGGCGTGATGCTCACTTGCAAAAAGCAAAGGTGTTGAGTGATACTGATTTTAAATGGTTTGAAAATTATATTGAGCAACTTATAAAATCATTCCAAAAGCCACAATTCATTAAATGCCCACAGTCGGATAAAGATGCTCCTGTCGCAGACTGTAAACTAGCAGATTGCCACAACACCTGCGATGTTTACCAGGCCGCGATCAAATAGATTCCTATGTCACTGGCACCCCCCATTTGTGTCAGTGACATAGGTTTTGCCCGTTCCCATGCCTACAAATAACGGGCATTTTATTAAGGATAAATTATGTCTAAAGCCACGACCCAATCACTGACAATACTTTCAGCGATCCGCAGCGGCCTTGTCACCAGTTACCAAGACTTCCCAAACGTATCGCCAGCATTTAAAAAAGACTTGTTTGAAGCAGACGAACTTTGCGCCCATGCAATAAAGGAATGGAAAGCCAGCGAGAAGGATTTAGGGCGTGCCATGTATTGCTTGCAAGAGTGGGTTGGTGTCCTGGAAGACGCAGGCTTAAACGATACAACCGGATTAACGGTGATGCTCGCAATGAGCCGTCAAGCCTGTGAAGACCTTTTAAACAAGGTGAGGGACGTTGAAAAGATTTCCCTACTTGAGCCTATAATTCCAAAACTAGACGCTATGGGTGGATATTTGCACGATGGAATGAGTGATTCTATGCTTATCAAGAAGTTTGAACTTGCTGATTTAATTTTGGGGCATTTATATAAAATTACTCGGTTTGAACCATGAGAGGAACTGAACGCGCGTGGTTTGCGTCGGGTTGAGTGATTTGTTCTATTCCGTGTTTTATTTCAACTTTCTTTAATTTTATGGCCTGACCCTATTGACATCTATGTCCAATGGATATATAGTGTATATATAAACAAGAGGGAAACAGGCAAACCTAAACGGAGAAAGACAATGAAAATTTTAAGCGAAAAATTAAACTTCTCAAACAATCAAGACAATGACTCAGCAATTAAATTGCACAACAGAAATAGAGACATTGGATACTATTTTGACAACTTGTGCTTGTATTGTGCAAATAATGATATTGATACAGATACCATTTCAGATGATGATTTTATGGCTTGTGCTGAGATTATGGCTAATCATGGATCAAATGACATTTCAACGGATCTCTACTATTTTTGGATTGATGCTTAATAGTGGCTTCCACAATCAAAGAGGCCAGGCAACAGCTTGGCGTTACTCAAAAACAAATGGCTGACTTGTTGGGTATGACCCAGCCGATGGTTGGAAAGATTGAAGGTGGGGTGGAAGGCCGAAAAGAAACAAAAGGCCACATTGCCCACTTAATTGCCCTTGAGTTAATTTTTGATCATGGATTATTAGAAGATTTAATATCGAATCTCAATGAATAGAACGTTGAAAGTTAAGCCGCCTCAGACACACTGGAAAGTAGGCAAAAAAGAAGAAATTACAATAAACTAATAACCACAGCAATTTCGAGAAATGTCGCGTGTTTGAGGTCTGCTTGAACGAATTGTTGGGTGGCTTGTGCCTAAAAACTTTATACCGTGAGGGTATTACATGGAAAGATGTGACCAAGTGACAGACCAAGAAGCTCAGGAAGCGTTTGAGGCTATGGACGAGTTTTATGATTCCCAAGCGAATAACAGGCAAGAAGTAATTGACAAAATCAAAGAATTAAAGGGTGACGCCTTTGTAGAAGAGCTTGAGGGCTACCTTGATGAAGAAGGTGGGAACTATGACTTTTGTTTTGTTGATATGCCAGTTGGGACATTGCTTGACGAAGACTTTAAAAACATGACCCATGTTTACATAAACCAAACAACTGACGGAGGCATGAGCGGAGACAGTTTCGCCGGGACAATTTGCGTTAGGGTTGAGGCAGACAAGTTTATGTTCTGCCAATACTCAATTTAATTTCACGCCAACCAGAATGGCAAGCAGCTAAAACAGAATAAAGGTGGCTGATAAACCACCGAAAAATCGCAGCTGCTCGCAAGTCGCGCTTAATTGACTTGTTGGGATGCTGCGCCACGGAGGTTAACATCATGAAGATTTTACTTAATAAATGTTTCGGGGGCTTTGGATTAACCAAGGCTGTATTTAAAGAACTTGGAATTGATTGGGACGGTCATGGATTCATGGAAAATGAAGACATGGGAATAGAGAGCAATGATTATATGGCCTACCGTTATGACGAACGATTGATCGCAGCAGTTGAGAAAGTTGGGCTTAAAGAAAGCACAGCTTCTTTGGCCGAATTGCGGATAGTTGAAATACCAGACGGTATTGATTTTGAGTTTGATGAATATGATGGAATTGAGTCAGTTCATGAAGTCCATGCAAGTTGGTAATTCGCGCCACCCAACGCCTGAGCTAACCCGCCCACCAAGGATGGAGCTCAGAAACTAAAACAAACTGTGAGCTCGTTGGAGCTCCTAAAAATCGGACGAGCTCGTGGGTCGGCGTTGAGTGACCTTGTTAGCGGGTCGATCTAGCGAGAAAATTACATGAGTGCGGAAGGTATAAAATTAGTGGAGTTTTGTGATAGAATGATGGGTTGTGATAGAGCTAAAAAAGTAATTGCAACCACCAAACCAGTATCTCCAGAATTAGTTTGCCCCGAGTGTGGTGAGTACCCACTGACTCTAATCGACAAGGGGATGGGGAATAGATTGGCTCAATGTAAAAGCTGTATTTATGAGGAGGAATTTTAGCATGATTAAAATAACTAAGAAGACACAACAAATTGTTTTAGATGACGATGAACGATATGTTTTGCGAAAAGAGCTTGAAGACGCTTTTATAGCAATAGACACAACGACAGGGAGAGGACAGTATTCGCTAAAGGCAACTTACAAAATAAGCCCTAAATTGGCAGAGCTTTATTCTGTTTTGGGTGAGTAAGCTAACGACTTAGATCAGAGGATAAAACCAACTTGAACTAAGCAAAGATAAATTAAACTAAAAAGGAGGCAATACGAAAGGAAGCGCGAGGTTTTATTCCGCTGGAACGTATTGTTATGTGGAAAACTATGAGTGATGAAAAGATTACAATGCCTAATGGCATGGTAATAAAAAAAGTGTTTGTCCACTGGTCTGAATCTGAATTGATAAATGAAGAGATGGGTGATGATGACAATGGGGATATTGATAAGTTTATAGATCCAATTAAATTTAACAAACTAATCTCAGTTGCTTCTCAGCTTGTTCCTGCTGGGTATGATAAAACAGAGCTTACCATTGAGATGGAAAATGGGGATTTAATTAAAGATCAAAAGTTTTACCTAACTGCATACAGAGACACACTGGTGAAGTTAATTACCACATAACGCTTAAATTCAGGGGATAAAACCAACTGGATTTATCAAGATTAAATTAAACACAAAACTAGCCAGAGCAACGGAAAGCACGAGGTTTTATTCCCTTGTAATGACTGGTTATGCCTTTGGAGGCACGGAAAATAATGGCAAATAAGATAAATTGGGGTGGTATCGCTGGTAGCCCTTACGCTAAGCTCCATGAAAAATATTTAACAGCAGTTTCCAAGCATGGTGATAATAAGGCCAAAAAGGCAAAAAGATTAGCCATTGTTACACCGAATGACTTTTTTTATTGGATAGAAGTTGATGAAACTGTCCTTGATTTACGAATTAGAGAATTTGGGGCATAACGCTTGAGTTAACCCGCCTGCCTACCAGATAAGGAAAGAATATGACCGAAAACAAAGGAACAGAAACAGCCCCGACAGAAAGCACGTTCTCGCAGGTCGGCGTTGAACGTTTTGTTATATGTGATTGGAAACGGTTTGAACTTGAACCCCCAAAAGTAGCTGATGAATATTATTTATTTGGCGGGTACGATTCTTATGGGTCTTTTGTTTTTAATAAATACCACTTTTCTTTAGATTTTAAAATTAATGGCTGGAATATTGAAACAGCTATTAAAAATGGAAATTTATGGTGGTGTTTGCCAAATGAACCTTCTGGCATATAACGCCCTAATTAAGCTGCCTGCCAACCCATGGCACATAAGCTTATTGGGTTAAATAATTAACAAATAGCACGATAAATAGCGCGAGTAGCAGGTCTGCTTGAATTTATTGTTAGGTGAGATGATGACTGTTGAAGCTGAAAGGGCAATACAATTTGAATGTGAAGAGTGCGGAGAAATACAATACCATGAATATTCTCTGCAAGACTCATGGCTTGATAATCGTGCTGTAAATGCTGACAACATTATGTGCGAAAAATGTGGCCATGATAATTTCGTTTTTGAGGAGTTGTGATTGTGGAGCGATACGAAGCAATGTACATAAATGGATGGGGCGTGGCCTTGTTAAACCAGAATGGGATAACCATATCAAAGATGGTTTCTCGGCACAAAAACAAAGCAAGGGCGGTGGCAGAAGCGAAACGCCTTAATAATGCTTTAGACACCTAACATTGTAAATACATGGGAAACTTTCCATGACCGCTGCTGGATTTCTTGATATCATGGAAAATATATGAAAAAACAGCGAATTATCATACGTGACCACCAGGCAATAGAAAATATTACCGCTATCCTTACCGCAACGCTGGAACTAGATTGCAATTATGTCTGCGATATAAAGAAGTATGTCAAATCCAGAACATTACCGCAAAACGCCATAAGCCACGCATGGTACTCAGAGGTGGCGAAGAAGGAAAAAGAGTATCACGAAACAGAGGTTAAATGTTTATGTAAATTGCATATAGGGTTGAACATTATTCGTGGTGTTGACGAAGAGTACAATGACCTGTGCGCTAGACATATTGACATACTCCCTTACGAGCATAAACTGGAAGCAATGTTATTTTTCCCTGTTACGTCATTATTTAGTTCTGAGCAATTTACACGCTATCTTGAAGGAGTGAGGAAAAATTATTCTGGTCGAGTCGATTTGCGGTTTCCAGACGAACAACCCTTGGAAGATTTGTAAAGTTCTTCTTGATTACTCCTGCCAATAGTGTAGTATTAAGTCTTAGAAAGTGGCAAGGCTCATTACCTGACGAGGTTCCCAAACGCACCTCGTCTGCCACTGGATTCATTAAAGCGTTTATCCTGTTTGGAGGATTCAAAGATGTTGACTCAAAAAAGACTCCAAGAAGTACTAAAATACAACCCTGCCAGTGGCGTTGAAATGTGGCTGGGGTATAAGGTATGACAATGGCAACTACAAAACTAGTGTCCACCGTCCTAAAGCAAGGGTTCTTCTCATATTCCCCTCTTGAAATAAAATCCATTCGTGACAAGCTCTGTCTGAATCAAGAGGAGTTTGGTGATTTATTCTTTGTTGAAAAAAGCACAATAGCAAAATGGGAGCAGGGCAAAAGGCTACCTTCAACTCCAGCCATGCGTTTGATGCAGTTTGTTGAAGTTATGGCTGATGGGAAACACGCCGATATAAACCATAGAATCAGACAGGCATATAAATGAAAAAACGACTACAATACGAAATAGGTAACATTTTTAACGATTGGGAAATAATAGGCCATGCCAAGCCTTATCGGCATACAGGATCGACGATGTGCAAGTGTATCTGTAAGTGTGGACATAAGCAAACTGTCATGCTGTCGAGATTAAAGAATGGTGATGCCAGGCGTTGCTCTAAATGCGCTGCCAAGCTCCGAGCTAAAGAAATCATCACATGCGCCTGTGGTTGTGGAAAAGAGTTTGCAAGAGGGTTAAGCGACGCCAGAAAATACTACAGCAAACAGTGTAAGCAATCTGCATCTAATAGCAGAAGAGATGATGCTTACATAAAGAAGTTTAATAAGGTGCAATATCACAACGAATATAATCGAGAATATTACCTCTGTAGAAAATATAAGGCTTACCAGAACCGCATAGATGGAGTGTGCCACAGTGATGGACAATGCAGTAGGTACATGAATTGTCTTGATCTGGCGTTTAAATGCGATTGCCTAGGATACAATAAGCAAGTTGGTGGCTATGTAGGCAATTTGTATGGCCAACCTCTTGCGACTGTAGTGTAAATTTGTTAAAATATTTTGAGTGGCTAGGACATCGAATCCGAACCGCAAGCTCGTTACTTGCTTGCCACCTCCCTTCTTTAACGAAACCTTAAACGGAGGTTTATTATGCTTACTCAAGCAAGACTCAAAGACTTACTAAAATACGACCCTAAAACTGGTGCTTTTACATGGTTGGTGCGTCCAACGTCCAACGTACACATTGGCAAAGTCGCTGGATGTCTAAACGCGGAGGGGTATCGGCAGATCGGCATCGACGGCAAGACGTACCTAGCCCATCGACTCGCGCATCTTTATGTTGAGGGCTATTTCCCTGAATATGTAATGGATCACAAGAAAACTAAAAGCAATAAGTGGTCTAACATTAGGCATGTAACACACGCTTGCAACATGCAGAACATGAAGAAAATACCAAAAGACAATAAGTCTGGTTTTGTCGGGGTAGGGTGGGTACGCCGTGAGGGTAAATGGCGCGCTTTTATAAATTTACACAACCAGCACACAAGTTTAGGATACCACGCTGATAAAATATCCGCAGCCCTAGCAAGATGTGAGTTTGAAAAATGTTGCCCTAAGTGGACTTGCAACCATCAAGCAGTAAACTTTGTTCAATTAAGAGAACTCGGATATAAAATATGAAAAATAAACTTTGTAAACTCAGAGAATGTGGTGATAATCTTTTCATGGGTGATTGTCTCGGGAAAGAAGTTAAGTCTGATGCTATCGGGGTTTGGGCGTGAAAAATAAAAAATATCTTGCATTTGTTCGCACATTATCGTGTTGCCATTGTGGTAATCCTGAAACCATACCTCATCATATTATTGCAGTTGACAGAATGGGGAGCATGGGTGGCAAGGCAAGCGATTTAGCAACAATGCCCATGTGTGTGTCGTGTCATTCTGAATTGCATAGAGACGCAAAAGAATGGCCTCAAACTCGGTATATTCTCGACACGCTTGAAGATGCGTACCGACAGGGAGTATTGGAAATTGTCTAAACACAGATACGCGAAGAAGGTCGATGCCAACCAGCCTGAGATCGTTAAGCAGTTAAGAAAACTTGGAATGTCAGTTGAGCTTGACCATGATGACATCATTGTGGGGCATAAAGGCTTGACGTTTTGGTTCGAGATTAAGTCTCTTGAATGCGTAAGTGCCAAGACAGGCAAAGTGTTGGACTCCAAGAAAAAAGCCTGCCAGATCGAATTAGAACAATCATTCAAAGGACATTACCGCATTGTCTCTACTCTTGATGAGATTTTAGAGGATATGGGGATAAAATGATCGTGCTGTATAAGAAAAAGATTAAAGAACATGAAGAATGGACTTGATGCGTGGGTGTAATAGCTTAACGCTGAGATAACCTGCACGCCTACCATAAACTGCGTGCTTTAACTAAAACTGAGAGGGACAAGGCAACGCCAAAAGAACGCACGTTCTCGCGTGTCACGGTTTATTGCCTTGTTATGTGATTTCATTGACTTTTTTTGGGATAGGACAAGCAATGAAAGCAGTAACAAATATTTATTTTCAATCATCACGATGCTCTGGAAGAACCAACTCAATGATTGAGAATTTGAAAAATGGCGATCGGGTTTTATTTACAAATAATGCCGAAGCCAAAAGAGTACATCGTTTAGCAAAAGATAGAGGTCTTGATATTGATTGCATTGTAAGCCCAATAGAAAAAAATCCGCTTGAAAATGGAACGAGTCAATGTATGAGCGTTTTAGATCACAGTTGGGTGGAAGATTATTACCGAGATGCCTTACTCAGAGCTGACAAGGATATCGAATTTTTTAATAAACAACTGTCAGGGTACGGTGAGGAGCATGAGCAAACTAAGCGCACGGCTCAAGAGATAGCAAAGTGGCAAGTTTGACACATAACGCTTTAATGAGATGCGCCAAGCCAACTGGAGCTTGGATAAAATAAATTAAACTCGGAGAACGATTGATAAGAAAAGGCGTGTGTTTGGCGTCATTTCTATGAGATTGTTAGGTGTCCATGGCAGATAATGTTATAACTTTAGGTAGTAATCTAACGCCACCAACTGTGTGTATGGAGACAACACAGGCTGTATATAACTGTGTGAGAACAAGGGAGTTTGACGTTGCTGTTTTTAATTCTTTACTGATGGCGGTTGTTACATATTTAGACGCTCATTCAGTAGAATACGGAGACAAGGCGTTACCATGGGCTGAGGTTGTCAGCGAAACATGAACCACTTACAATGGTGAGACTATGTTTATATTCATTTTGCTGTGTGCGGCTATTGTTGTGTTTGCTGTGGGATTCTTTACAGGGTGGTACTTCGCTGTCGGGGCAACTTTAGAATACTCTGTTAATGAGGTTGATAAATTATTAAAGAAAGACTGGGACTACACCTAACGCTAAAGTTAACCCGACCGCCAACCAGTTTGGCACGTAATATTAACTAAAACTAAGGAGGCAGTGCACACGCCCAAAAATCGCACGTTGAGCGGATCGGCGTTGAACGCATTGTTATGTGATTTATGGCGCAAAAACATATGAGAATTGAAGATTTTGATACCAGTAGCGATTTACATTTGTGTGATAGCTGTTGCCTAGACTTTCCAACATGCCCCGGCAAAATATTGGTATGGGGCGACGGTGTGGGTAATGATAATGTTGTGGCGTGTGTATCTTACGAACCACTCCAAGTTAAACACCCACACGACACTGGACATGGACGACAACTTGAAATTAAGTAATACATAAAAGTTTGGCGGTGGCCGGATTAGTTCGGAGAACCCTGAAAAACACTAAGATAGGGGAAAAGCTATCCCCCGTAGGTGGCTACTAGGTGGTTTGCATAGACTTGTTGCAATGCAAGTACCGTCTTTTTTATTTTACACATAACGCCGGAATTAACCTGCCCACCAGCCAGCATGGTGTGGGCTTTGAATAAATAAAGACAGTTCAGTTTGACTAATAAAACGCACGTTCTCGTGGGTCAGCGTTGAATGAATTGTTGTATGACAGTGCCGAGGATTTTATACCATGATTGGAATGATAGCAGGAGAGACTTTTACTTATTTAGAATTTAAACCAATATTCGCAAAGTCTAGTTTTGGGTTTTGCATTAGGCTCCCCGTTGTTTTGGATGACCGAAAGTGGGGAGAGTATGGGGTTGCGTTTTCGTACTGTCGTGGGGTTGATATGTGGATTAGTTGGAGAAATGCCACCTCGATATATAATTTTGGAAGATTTAAAAGGTCATTTCTGAGGATGTTGAAATGAAAATGAAATATCTTATCGGTGGGTTAAAACCTGCGATTAGCAAACAAGCTAATGACTTTATGAAGGCATGTGATTTAGGTGGTGATGGTGCTTTTATTGCAAATACCGAGACCGTTGAAATGGAGATTAAGTCCGGGAACATTGACAAAATACCAGAGGCTTTGAAACAGGCTTATGAACAGAAACTAGGGTGGCATGATGTTGTTGTTCAGCAAATGTAATTCACGCCATACAACATTGTAAATACATGGGAAACTTTCCATGACCGCTGCTGGATTTCTTGATATCATGGAAAATGTAAGGTGGTAATAAGTGGAAAGCTAATATTCCCCAATATCAATCCTTTCAGGCACATAACCAACACAACGCACTTTCTCTGGATCTTTTCTGTGTAAGCTGGAAGGATACCAGCATTTAAGATAAGTTACACATTTGATATTATTTTTAAAGCAAGTAAGATGACGTTCCGACCTGTGAATTGTGACGACTTTCAATATGATAACCAGGCAACAGGTTTTGTATGGTTATGCTCATTTGGACAAACTAACCCTGAGTACCCTATTGCACAGATTGAACATACTTTACAATCAAATGTTGGATTAATAGGAGGGCAATTAGCTTTCTTTTTACAAGTACATTTATCTTTGTCATGACCACATTGTGTGCAGCATTCCATTATAAATCCATAATTGTATTAGGATGTATTTGTAAATGCAAATGCATATTACTGCCTTTACCATGTAAGTAAGCACAGACCTTCTCAGGGCGTTTAGAATCATACTTCCACACATCGTTAATCATTTTAGCGATAGCCTCACCAACATGCTTATTTCGCATCCTATAGTCTGTTCCGCGAAGAGGTAGTGTCCCATGTACTCCCTTATCATTCATCCGAAATAAACTTGTTCCAGTAAACTCAAATCCTGTTTGAAGTTCAGTCCAGACAAGTAAATTTCTAAGTTTAATGTGGACAAACTCTAATTGTGCAATATCAATTTTCATTATCATCCACCTTTAAACAATGTAGTGATTATCCAACCCAGAACTGATGACACAATTATAATTAAAGAAGTTGTCCTAACCTTTTTACCGGAAGCGCGCACATCGGAAATAAACTTGTGGTTATCACTCCGTTCTTCCCTAGAGTTTCTTATATCAGAAATAAACTCATGGTTCTTTGTCCACTCCTCACGGAATTTGATACATTGTTCCATGTGTTTATGGTCTAAGTAGTGTCGCTCGTTTGGTATATAGAATTCATTGTGGTGGTCTTTGAGGGCTTCACGAACAACCTGTTTAATTTCATCCGATGTCATGCCAGAACCCCACACACATATAACAAACAAGGCATACAGCTAAAGACCAACGAGACCATTTTACAACTTCAGTTTCTTCTATCATTTTATCACATCAATGGATGTTGTGGCTTTACTGTCCATGTTGTCATGGATCTACTTAAAATAATCCTGAATCTCTTCGTATTCAAAATATTCATAGTGTTCTTCTATGACAAACCCAACTGTTGGCTTAATATCATACTGCATGTTGCCAAAAGAGAGTGTCTTTCCACACCCAGTGAGCAACATGCAGATTATAGCAAGAATAAGGAAGCTACGCACCCAAAAGTACCAGTTGCTTATTTAACCAGCTACTAAGCAAACGTTGATCATATGGGCTGATAACATCAGGAATCGCAAGATTGGCCATAAACATCTCACCAACAATAAGCAATCCAGGGTTATCCTGAATCTTATCCTTGATAAGCAGCAAAAGAATGTTATAAGTTGAACCTTCGTCTACAGCTGCAAGAATAACTTTAATAACAACAATCGCCTCAACCTTGGTATAGACGTGACCTTCGATTGCAACGAGGTTTGCTACGATCAACATATTACCTATGTCCTCAAGTCTCGCACCACTCTTGTTTGCGATGTTGCACAATCGTGATTGATCTGGCGCGATCCCATCACAGACGGACGGGGCTTTACCACATGCGCCAACATTAAACAGCATTGCCATTGCCAACATAATAACTAAAATCTTTTTCATTTTCTAATCTCCTCTTGTTACTCTGACTTTGATCTTATTTCGCGGATCAACGGAAGCGTCACCGTGCTTGTCAACAGCATAGTGCCACATACCAGCTCTCCATTTCCACATCTTATCATTTACACATACAAACTCCAAAATATCATCAGCAAGTTCTTTTATTTCTACTGGAAGTAGCCCTTGTCTGATTAATCGGTAAAGAACATCATGGACAAGACTTCCGCGAAATGATGACATGGTATCGAAGGTAAGCCCACTTGCGCCATCCCACCCGAACCCAGGAAATATCTCTAAATAACCATTTCTTAGTTGGACAAAGTCATAGTCAACATTACCATATTTGACAAGTCCCGGGATAAACACATGGAAAGGGTATTTTACTTGGTGCTTGTAGCCGCTTGTAAAATATAATTTTTCAGTAAGTTTTATCAGCATTACGCCACCCATGTTGCCAAGCCCTGATATTTAGGTAATGCATCGGCAGATTTAGGGATTGGAGTTGAAGATATTGGTTCTTCATTTATACCGTCATACTCATAATTATACTGCTGGATAAGAAATGGGAATACCAAATCTGTATCCATGTCCATCAGCTTGTCATCTGACCAAGCAGCTTGGAAGCCGCCAACGCTCCAAGCCAATTCGTAGGCCAATATCATACCTTCAATCAATGTCAAAGGATCACCAGACTCCGTAGTCACTACACAATATAGAAGCTTCCTGTCTAAATCAGTAACCGTACCGGGGGCAAATCTGTTCGGATATAATGCTTGAAGCATATGTATTTCATACTGTGCATCTGGGGGAAGTAAAGACAGATCCTCATCATGTGGCATCTCAATTAATATTTGGTACTTGCTCATGCTAATGCCTCCCTTAATGCTTCAACAATATCCATTCGTGAACGCCCACCAGCACCTGTACCGATAGCATTTCTGATCCATTGCTGGCTATATTTCCTATGTCCTAAATATGCTCTCAGCTTACCGAATGTGTTTGCGCTCATCTCAGGGCTATCTGGTCTATGTTCTTCACTTTGATTTGCCATTACTAACCTCCTTAGCTAAACATTTGAACAGGAAATCCATTAGTACATCTCACATAAATCTCACCATCTGAACCAACTTCAATTTGGCCATCAGCTTCATCATGGATAATGACTGCTGCTATAGCATGGAGTTCTTGAGAAGGTAATCCAGCAGCATTAATCCTTTGAAACTCGGCAGGAGCATTAGCTCTGGCTATAGTTCTATCAGCATGTAATGTCTGCCCTACTAGCATAACTATTGGAGCTAATTTATTATTAGTGGCTACAAACATCATAACTATATAATCAAAATTAATCTCTTCTAAAGACCATGTACCAGCAGTGTCTAGATTATAACTGCATTTAGAATCACGGAAGATACCTAAGTTGGCATCATCATCGCTTATCCTCCATTCTTCAGCAGCCCCTTCTTTGTACATTTTGGGGGCAGTAGAGATAGCTGAGAAGAACATCTTAATATCTTCATCACCTGCACCCCCAGAGGCAACCTGTGTAAAGGTAGTTCCATTATCCGTTAAGCCTGTGATATCCAATCCGCCTGAGATAAAGAACCCATCCTTTTGATGTTGCTGTAAATGGGTCTGTCCATCCATGACAATACCATGTCTCTCATCTGCAAACCAAACTAACTCGCTCTCTGTATCATTTAAGTACAAGTAGGAAACAAGGGGTGTGCGGATAATTAACTCCCGAACATCTGTTACTGAATCATCTAAATCACCATTTGAGTCAAAGCCAATGTAGCCATTAAATCCAGCAGCTACTTGGATGAATTTTGCCGTAGTTACTTCAATCAGTTCCCCATGCCTCCAGTAAGAGAACTGAGTCTCTCCTGAGTCATGATACATCATCATGGTTCTATCTGCTAAAGCTGTACCATCAGCGAAGGTTGTTTGACTTGTAAGTAGAGAGTAGATACCAGCCTCATCTGATCCAATCTGATGTACGTCTCCAGAAGCAGCATCCATACAGAATTGAATAATACCATTCTGCTTACCACCAGTATCCATATCTTCTCGGTCAAAGCCAGTAAGAACCGAAGCGGCTTTAGCTATTGCACTCTCAGGGACAGTTGTCACCTGCTCAAAGGCGTCACCGTATCTATTGCATCTTGTATTGCACTCATATTATATTACTCCTATTAGTAAAATCCAGAATCAAAGCCTGAATCAAATCCTATTGCCAACGCTGTTATCTCAGCCTTTATCTCTGCTTTTGTACCATCTGCCCAACTTTTGAAGCCACGCTCACGGGCAGGAAACAAAGCACCAGGACAGAATTTAAGAAGGGCAGAGTAAAGAGTACCAGAGAAATTCACTTCTGCACTCCAGTCACCACCGACCATCAGTTGCATCTTGCCAACACCATAAACCCCACCTATCTTATTTACTCCAGATGCAGCAGCTTTTGAAACTGTGTTTGACGCCTGATCTGTTAAGACAAAGTTCCCGGAAAGCAATTCAAGGAAGTCTGCTAAGATAAACTGATCACCGTCGCTCTCGGCCTCGATATAAAAACCACCGAAGTCTGTTGGCAAGTTCGCTACATCCCATTCAGGTATTAAATCATCTGTAAATTCAGAAGAACCATTGCTGAAAATTGGGAGTAGATTTCTGACTTCAGCAATGGTTTTATCGGGATGAAATTCAACATGGATAAGCCCAATCCCACCTTGAGCCACACCACTACCAGACCCATCAGGCGGTATCGCATAATTCATAGCTTGATTGATCCATACCTTTTCAACTAGTGTTGAACTTCTGAATGATAATATCCAGTTATCGCCATCACCTATTACTTCTATTTCTGGGACAGTACCTGCAGTTGCATTATAATACTCACCTGTACTCGGCGCTATTTGCACTGTACATTCGGAACTAGATCCGAGCATCAATCTGATCTGCGATGATATTAACGCCGTTTCGCATTACCTTTTAAGTCTGTTTTGTTTTGAGTCAGAACTGAGCCAACCACTCCCCACTCACTAGTATCATCACTTTCTGGTATTAGATTTATCCCAGCAGGTTGCGCTACAGTTCCCGGTAATGGGTCGAGGAGATTATCTCCTGAATCAGTAGCATAAACTGTATCTTCATCGACGTATCTGCCACCAGAAATTACATGTTTATCTGCTCCAAACTCATGATGAAATCCATCAGCACCTTTTGCCCAAAACGCAGCAATATGGGGTGTTGTGGGTGTGCCTGTGCCAAGAACTTGCAGGATAAACTTATTATCTCCATCATAGAATGAGGCTAAGAATGAGAGTGTTGGGCCTGGTGTTGGTTCTTCTCCCCCACGGCCTCGCCTTCGCTTTCTGTTCCGATATAACACGGCGTGCCATATTCTTCTTAACCGTGTAGTTTTATTCTTCAATAGCATATTTTATACCTGATATGTTTTTTGTGTTATTATATTAGACGATTGCCCAATAATTTCACCATCTTTCACAACAACACCAGCGCCAACTTGCCACACACTTCTGGAGTCAACATCTAAGATGCGCCCTTGCGTATCTTTAACTTGATACATTCCTTCGACAAGCGGTTTTGTAACTGTGCAATACTGTTTTTCAGTTCGCACAATGAGTATATTTTTAAGTGCTTGTCTATTCATCACGTTCCATTATCACTGAGGTTGTGGCTGAAAAGTCACCGCCTGCCCTTGTTATTGTCGTTGAATAGTTTAATAACTTAGCGTTATATTGCCCTTTCTGCAAGTCAGTTACTTGCGCCAGCTTTGCAGGTTCCATATATACACTTAAAGGCATACTGCCGGAAACTATCATACGATTAGATGAGTTGGTGTCTATATGCATCCGACCAAGCTGCATAGCCTGATCTTCTGCTGATATAAGGCTCTCTACTATATCACTACCTTGACTGTCGGCTGGCGTTCTTTCAACGATAATGGAAATCATACACTCTCCACATAAACAACAATAATTATATGATATACTTCGCCGTCGTCAAGTTCCACAACTGGCGTTAACAATCGAAACGACTTAAATGTAACATTAAAAGATAATTCACACAATGCAGGCAAAATACTAGAATTTGAATACACAACCCTTTCACCGTTCAATAAAATTGGCGTTGCATTATTACCATACCATGTTTCTGTTATCGCACCTGTTGGGGTGTATTGCAGTGTATGGGTGTCGCTTTGGTCTACTAATGTCACACTATCGGTTCTCTCCTGAACCAACTCTCCACGGGTTACAATTTGTCCATCTGTTGCCGATACTTGGCTAATTCGTATTGTGCTATCGTGGTGGATGAGAAAATTTATCTCATCACCTGGGGCAAAACTAGTATTCCCTTGCTCACCGGAAGAGTCTAAATTGTTCTCGCTGTCAAGCTCAATGGATATGGCACCATAAGCACCTTCCTCACGGCTAACAACTAGACTGGCTAGTATCTTGCTCATAACCTTCGACCCTCAATATATATTGCACGTTTAACTCTGCACTGTTATCTACTTTCCACAAATGGTATTTTGTAGTGTAGGTGATATCTGCGAGTGAATAGCCTTCCGTTGTACCGTCTTTTGTCAACGCTTCAAGTGTCCCGTCTTCAAGATAATCAACAGTTCCTAAGTCTTCCTCAATCCAATCAACAATCAAGTCGTATATTGGTCGTTCACTTCTGGAGAATCCAGCAACGAACTCAACTTGTTCGATGATTGTTTCTTCTACAATACCCATATACTCAATTTCACCGACGTCATCGCTCCCGGTGTGGTCAAGGGTCATTGTTGAACCTTTCCACGGCACTTCAAAAGCTAAAACGTCAAAGTCTGCCTGTTCAGCCCAAACCCTGTCTTGTGGCGTTGTTGTGTTGCTAACCACATATTTATTCGTGCCATCGTTATGTAGTGGCGTTTCATCTTGTGATATAAAGTTTATTGAATCTGTCAGGAAGTAAGCCGCGGTTACGTCTGGCCAAGTATTAACCGCATCAGGATATTTATACACAACTCTTAATCCGCCGTCGGGGTCTGATTGTATAATCGCCCCTGCTGATTGTGTGATTAATCGCATGATTGAGATTTTATCGTCGTCATTTGCCTGCAGCCCGGAGATGGGAAAGTTTACAATCTGCCAATCAACGGTCAATGGGTCTGCGAGTGCCTCGAAGATATTTTGTGCTGTATCGTCAGCAAAAGAACAAGTGAACGTATCGCACCAAGGAGCTGATAGTCTGATTGCAGGAGAAACAGCAGTGACAATATAGTTGCTGTTTGCTATTCCTGCCCTCATCCGCCGTGGCGTTGTTTCAACGATTAAAGTGTGGGTCTCGCCGTTTATGGTGATGAGTAAATTATCGCCCTGTCTTATTTGGGCATATTCGCTTTCGTCTGCCAGGTGGATTTCCGCACTACACACAAAGGAATCAATGGAATACTCTATATCCACATGATGAGAATTTACGGTTAAATCTCCGGTCTTGTTTGTAATCGGCTCCCCGTCAGGCGTCACACCGTTTGACACAACAGCAGAAACATCAACAGACGACAATGTGTTCCCGTGCTGCAGCATGTAAATTTGAGCTAGACTTGCTTGTAGCAGGTTGTTTGTTAATAGGCCGTAATGTTGGTCAAGAAGTTTCAACAAAGCGTCACCCGCCAAAGCATACGGCATGGTGAGAGTTTTCTGTAAGTCGTCAAGGATGTTGTATGGCATTTCCGTTGCTTTAGTTAAAGTCAACATATCCTCATACAACATTACAATTTGCTTTTGAATTTCTGGAGAGTCGCTATAATATTGATTTATTACCTGCGTTACAACATCGGCGTCGCCGTAATATTGGTTTAGTATAGTGCCTAATTTAATCGAATAATATAAAATATTCTCTTTCTGTAGAGGAAACAACAGAGCATATGGCATATTTTCCAGAGCAAGATTATTTGTTGTTAAGTCGCCGTATGCTTGGTCAATCTCTGATTGTAGGTAGGGGCTGCTGAAAGAGAGTAATCCATCAGTTAAAGACAGATTTGTAACTTCAATCCAGTCTGCTGATCGGTCAGTGTCTGACACCCTAACTTCGCCGATTATGTGATTAAAAAACCTATCAGCGGTTGACGAGGAAGAGAGTTTACCTATTACAATTTCGTTTGTGGATTGATACCCGTTATATGCAACAGTAGCAGAGTCCGCGACAGCACCATCCTCATATATGCTGAAAGTATCACCACCAGCGTCATATGCTTTAACAAGAGCGACTATATGGTAATCACCATCACATATCCCAGCAGTATCAACTGTTTCTGTTGCTGATCCGCTGCTGATAGTGCCACCGACATAGCCAGTGGTATGTGATACTTGCAAACCAAATTCTCTTGTTGCAGAAGTGCTTGGAGCTTTAAATACAAGACCCTTGCTATCTGAGATAGTCCCAGAGTTAGACAGAAATAAACATTCCACAGTTTGATCGTTACTATTCATTTCCGTAGAATGAGGGACAGCGATATAGTCATTAACCCCGTCGAAATCAAGACCTTTGCCAACCAAACCATCTACAAGATCAGCAGTGGTCATTGTCCCATTTGGCGTACCGTCGTTACCGTTACTTGTAGAGTCTAAAACACAAGCTCCGCCTACAGATGGATCTTGGCATAAATGATACACAGCAACAAAGTTGCTATCCCAGACATTTTGCCCAACAGACGAACCAGCATCGCCGATGTATGTGGTGTTGTCCGCGTGGGTGGAATCATAGTACAATTTGAGCTGTCTTGCCCCGGACGTTAATATTGTTGGTACTTTAACGTGGAGCTGTGCATTGTCAGACTCCCAATTTTCGATTTCTACATAGCACTCGTTCCCAGTGGCTACATCTTCAACAGCTATCTTCTTGCTGTTTGTTCCAAGTTCATCAAAAACAACGGAGCAATCAAAACTTGTTGTCCCACTAGACGCGGACAGGTTAATCAATATGGGGAAGTCAGATAAAGCCGAAGACTGAGACGGCACTATGATGAGTAGAGTCTTTTTTGCAGCCCAGCCTGAAAGTGCCATTACATTTGTACTCCCAATTTAACAAGTTGTGATTCTACAGATAATATTGAATACTCTTCATGCAAACAGGAATCACAGATAAAATGAGACTTATACCCATTTACATTACCGATACCCTCGGGGGTTCTAATTGATTTTAATGCAAGTTTAGATGAACACGAAGGGCATAATGGGGCTTTATCGAAGTAGGCAGTGTTGCTTTTTTGTGTTTCTTTATATGCCTCAACCCTCTTCTTTAACATAAGGTTGGCATGTGAAACAATTATAGACTTCAATGTGTCGCGCTGGTCAGAGAACTCTACACCGTCGCGCTCTAGTATCGTCATTACTGCCAATGCGTTTTGTAATGTTTTAAGATCAAAAATGTCTGTTAGTTGGTTCATACGTAAACTATGTCTCCCACATCCTCACCCGGACATATCCAGATGTATTTTTTCCATTCCATAATCCATGACCCGCAAGAGAAGTATCTTGGTGCGCCTGTGCAGCTACTGTTTCGACACCCTGGTGTTCCTGGCTCATCAGGCTCGCAACTATATGGGTAGTTCTGACCGCATGAGTACTCCCACGGGTCTGCATCTATAAAACACACCCAAACGCTCGAAGTGTACCATTTGTAAACACTTGAAACAACTGTATTGCTGCATGTGTCACCGTACCCGCCACCGCTGCAATAGTTAAACTGACAGTTCTGTGGAGGAGTTGGGTATGGTACAATATCACATTGCCATGAACCCGGTGGATCTTCAATATCCCACTTTAACGCCCACTCACCTAAAGTTGCCCTAACATAACCCTCAGCATCTTGATCACAGTTGTCTGTACATCTAATCGTGGCGCGACCACAGGCATTACCGTCATCATATACCCATGTGTAAGATCGGTCTGTTATAATAACTTGCTTCCCGTTGCGAAATACAATATCACGATCACCGAGAATATCCCATGTATAAGGGCCAATCCCGCCAGTGCATACAACTAGCACACCGCTTTCTGTTAACACTTCACCAGACTGGCTTTCATCCCATTCCAAGAGTGTAACGGTATCACAGCATCTTGTTGTTACTCTTTGCGTTGTGATTATGCGCCCGCAACCGCTCTCTGGCTTAATTGGGATTAACGTTGTATATGGTTGCCCTCTATACATATCGAGTTCAGAGGCTTCACCAGCACCACCAAACCATGTTTGATATCTGACTTGGCAACTAACAGGGGACGTTCCTACTTGGCAACATGAGTCTTCGTAAAATTCACTTGTCCCCCAATAGTCACGCTCACCGCAATCCATGTATTTTTCTGTTGAAGTTCGGCCAGCGTCGGTCATACCCTCAGCCCACCCTTCCGGGCAGTTTACCTCTGTATAATAATCATACTCATGGTCTATTGTCTCGCTGCAGTTACAACGCCATGTGACAGTGTTGGTCTGGAAACACTTAGGGCTTTCACCATCCCACGGTTCACCACCACCGACTTCTACATTGTCACCAACAACCCATGACGTATTGTAGCATTCTACTTCTGGTTTTTCTAACTCTACGCTATCACTCAGTCCTTGATATACAACAAATACAAAACAATCTTTAGCATCTCCACCGCCTGCACCTTCCACGGTCACAGAAACCTCATCATACTCGCAAATATAGGTTAGTAGCACCGCTTGCACTTCGTCTTTGAACAAGATTGTACTACCGTCATAATCCGCTATTTCAGCACTGCAGGAAACAATAGGATTATCAGCAACCATCGGGATATCAAGTGCGGCTGTGTCCCCGTCAACTTGTAAAACAACGCTTATTGTGCTTCTGATTGTCTCGGTTGCCCCGACAACTCCGTTTGTTATTTTGACAATATAATCAAGCCCTACATGTGAGCGGTAAACATTTACTTTTGTCGTATAGCTACCGTTCAAAAATATAGGGTCATCGCATGATTTAACCCCGAAGATTTCAGCTAAAATACTCTCCATAGCAGAAAGTTTGCCAGACTCTGTTTCTTCGGCTGGTACAGGCTCAAGGTTTTCGCCACCACTATACGATTCATCAGGGGTCACGCATGGGGTAATGTTAAAAATATAATCTAATGCCTCAGCTACTTGTTCAGCTTTAGCTGTTTCGGATTCAGGCTGTGCTTGCTCCACACTTACCCAATATGATCCCGTTACCCTTTGGTTTGAGAGTGTGACAGTTAGCGATTCACTCATACAGTCCTCTCATTTATATCAAGGATAGACCCGTCACAATCGTTGTAATATACATCTGTCCAGTATTCAGTGTCAGGGCTTATGAGGATGGAACTACCCACAAGACTGCCATCCCGGCACTGTGGTAGACACTTTTCGATAGATTCAGGTATTTCAAGGCCGAATGGTATTTCCTGCAATATTCCGTTTTCAACGTATGACACAATAACCGTTACGGAAGAGATGGTCATTGAAACACCACTCTCTACACTAGCACCAATACTCTCCCCAATCATTTGATCTTTTAAGTTGTTGATACTCTCTGGTGTGTTTTCATAAATTAAAGTTACCGTATGCGAATAGCCAACTGCTGTGTATTTTACCCTTGCAACCCCGAAGATACTTGCGTCAAATACAATCTTATTATCTACAACAGTATATGTCGGTTCTTCAACTTCCTCACCATATGAATTATAGCATGGTGTTTCCCATTCAAACTCAAGGTTTTCTATCAGATAATCAAAAGCAAATATGGCGCTACTTGTCACCGTTATTGAGTGTTCTTTTACTATGTCAACTCTGGTTTTATTTGAAACTACTATTCCAGATTCAACACCTTTTATATTGTAATTGAGATCAAGCAATGATGGCCAAACAAACACCGTTAGGGGTATTGCTATAGAATCCTCGCTAATATCAATCCCGCAACTTGTATTGTGCAACGTTGCAGTCACGCCGGACTGTGCATAACTTCCCATTGTTATAATATCGCTGAAACTTGTAGAACTCTCCTCTGCTTCTTCCTGCTCGATATTGACCCATATCCTTCTCGATACGGCTGGCTCTGATAATGATATATTGAGAGTTGTCATGTTATGGTGTCCGAGATAACAACCTGGCTGCAGTAATCAACTACTATCTGCCTGTCTTTTGGTTCGGCTGTCGGTGGTTCGTAAGGCTTATCTTCACGCCCCTGGATGCTCACAAGATCAATGCTACCACTGCAGCCAATCTCTATATTATACTCATCTGCTCCTGGTGCCTGGGTTAACTCTCTATATGACAAACCACCCTCATACAAACCATAAACAGTTGCAGAATATTTTGACTTTTCTGCATCGTCGCGTGGGGCTACAGAGAGTGTATATTGATGTCTTTCGACTGTATACTCGACCAACAACACGCCATTAATATTTGATCCTACTGTTACATTATCGCCGTCAATATCAAAACTTGGTGTTATAACGTCCCCGCCATCGCCAAAAACATCACCTTCCCATTCTGCGCTTTTAATATCAAGACTATGATATCTCAACGATCCTGAACTGGTGCCGTTGAAAATAAGCAATTCCTGGTAATCAAACACATCAACAGTTTTACTTGATAAAGAGCCGTAACTTGCAAGCAGCTTATAGTTTAAATCTCTTTGTAATGGATATACGTTGACAATTACCTGCATTGTCCCATCTTCTTCAATCCCACAAACAGGAGTTTGGATTTCCTGCGACACGTCCATAAACATATTGATAATAAGTGACATTGCCATGACCTTTGAAACATACCCAACACCTTCGCCCCAGTCTTCCTGCTCAATTTGCAGGAGGTCAAGGGCTTCTGGTGCGGATGGATTCGCAATGTTTACGGTAAGAGATGACATTAAATGTCAGATTCTCCGGTGGTCACGGTTGTCAGTTTGTTATTTGCAAGGCTGGCACAACCTGCCGGGACAGTCCTTTTTAACCAAAAAGCAAAACTAGCTTCGTGGATATCGCATGCTAAAGTGTCGCCATTTGCCCATGTATCAACCCATGCGTTATAGTCTAACGTAAAATAAGGCTTTGATACATCGCCGTTAGTCGGGGAGAAGTTGGTTGATGTATCGCCTGAACCGTAATTGATCCCAGAAGAACCAACACAGGTAAAATGAGTTGCATCGGTAAAAGTAAAAGTAAGCGCATCCTCAACAGTACCGATATTATCGCAAACAATCGGGTAAAGGGTATCGTCAAACGTCCCATCTCCAGCCGTTGTGACTACGTAGCTATCAACAGAACATTCGATATCGCTGTAGCTTATCAAAGAGCTAACACGGCTACCACTGGCGACTGTGTAAGCGTTTGCAATAGTCTCCGATACTGTAACAGTTACAACAGTAGACACATTTGAAACAACAGTAATAGTAAGCAACTCTTCATTGCCCGCCACGGCATCCGGTGTAACTTTATCAGTCAATCTGACAGTATCGCCAACTTTAAAAATAGCATTTGTGCCAGTTGCGTAATCTACATGCTCCACGGTCACATCAAATGTAGAAACAGCACTTGCAATATCTGTACTCACAAGAGCAGAACCGTATTTCCTTTCTGACCCCGTAATATCTGCTTGGGTATCTATCTGCGTAGCCTCAAAGGCAACAATATGGTCATCGCCGTCTGTTGGGTTATCAAGATACTCAGCAGCGTCTATCAACGTGCCGTCGTCGTCGTCAGAAGCCAATGTAAAAAGCTTGCGGTATAACGTCGCGCCTGCTGTTCTCTCAGCTTTTGGAACATGAGGCCATACATTGTTTACAACGCCGGAGATGACCTGTGTGGTGCCTCTGCGCCCACCGTTTGTGCTTGCAGCCGACACTTCGCTGGCGTGGTATGTTTTTATATCTGCATCTAACATGTTAAACCTCTATTAAAGTGATTGAGCCTGTGTATTTTTTATAAATATTAACTGGTTCGCGTTGATATAGCTGCACGAAATTTGTTCCTGAAATCATTACATTAAAAGATCCCCTATCTCTATAAACAAGGGTGACAGCACCACCAATCAGCTCAAGGGCTTTGATAGCGTCTATTTGCTGCTGACACCACATACCTGTAATTGAGCCATCAGCCCTGACCGTGCCAAGTGTAAAGGTTCGCCCACCGTCCATCTGCATTGTTTGGACAATCAAAGACCCGCCTAATGTTCTTGCTTGTGATACGGCTATGTTTTGAGCGTTGTCAATTCCTTCCAGGTAAAGCGACTCATTCAGGGTTATTGCTCCAAGAGTAATCAAGACGCTTTCCTCTGTTTTTTTTCCATTTCATAGATTAGCATATCAACCGCATCCCTTGACCCGTTCAGCGGTATGACCTTCCCACCATCAAGCGACAGGTTAAGGTTTACAGTGTCTGTTGAGCCTAGTTGGTTGTTTGGTATGATTGTCCCTGATTGGCTTGGGACAAATAGCTCATGCCCTTGTTCACCGACAATGTAAGGCTGTCCAGCATTTACATTACCACCTGTTGCCCTTCCCTCAATGCCACCACCAACGTCAATACTTGGCAGGTCTGACATTAAATCTTTTAGCTTTTGCACTTCGTCCGCTACGTCTTGGACATCACTTACAGCGGCACGACTCCATGAGTTGTATTGTGACTCTACGTCTACCAGCTCCTTGCTCAGGCCCTTTGCTCCTTCTGCTGTTTCCTGGAGTTGGTCTCTCATGGTCTTCTGCCATTCTACGTAGTTCGCCTTGTTCTTTTCAATCTGCTCTTTCTCTTTTTTCAACTCTTCTACATGCTTTTTCTTCAACTCAAGGATTGCTTCGCCAATTTCTTTGGTCAGGCCAATCTTATTCTTTAATGCGTCCTCATGGGTTAGCTGTACCCTTCCGCCGTCTTTGTATTGTTTGGCATATTCTTTGTAATCTTCCAGAGCCTTGGCGTACTCGCTTCTGGTTTGCATTGTGCT